CGGCCCGAAAGCCCCATCGAATACCATTGCCGGAGTACCTCGAACGAATTCAATCTCGACGCCTTCGACCGTTTGCCTAGCCTTGAATGCTCGAAGCGGAACGGTAAACGTGTCGTCGATTTTCAGAATCGATTCTTTGGCTAGCACGTTGTCGATTATCTTTTCGTCGACGCAAAAGGATCTGAGTTCCTCGACCCTTTCGACCGCCATTGCCGTAACGATTTCGCGCTGTGTTCGGTTTCTCGATTCCCTTGTTGCTTCATCGATGCGATTACTAAAAGCCTTTTCAAGACCGTCGGCGTAGTTTGTCACCCGCTCGGCTGCCCGCATCGCTTTTTCTTCGTGTGCCTGGATGTCGATTATCATTGCCTTACCGCCTTACTGTCGGATCGTCTTCATCGACTCGATAAGTCACAATCAACTGCATGTTTGCCCCGTCGATACCGCCGTCGGAAGTAAAGTTAATCTTAGTTCCGAAGGTAGCAAACAAAGCGTTTCCGTCGAACGTGTGCCAGGAACTAGCCGGGTTACAGATGCACTTGCGAACATCTGAGCCGAATTGATTTAGTAGCGTGTCGATTGCATCTTGGCTTCGCTCTGAGGGCATCAAAACTAGCCGGATATTGAACTGCTGAGCCAACGCCACCGCCGGAGGATTGCCTGGACAAGATAACTCAGGGACTTCGTTCTGGACCCCCTGGGTAATGATGATTTGGCGATCGATCGGCGTGTAGTTGGCAAATCGAGTAGGTCGCTTGACTTCCTGGACATCGGTTGGGTACGTAGTCGAATCGCCCACCATAGCCGATAGCCTGGATTCCAATTCGACCGCGATTAGTTCGATGATTGCTAGCGACACTCTAAAACCAACATCCCTTCATCATGCTCAACAAGTCGAACAATAGAACGCCGCTCAACGGGTTCGCCAACTCGGGGGGATAGTCCAATCTGATCCCCGCCGAGGTCTAGTTCATCGCTTGCGATACCTTCGGCCTCATCGTTCGGAGCCCTGACCCTGAAAAGCGGAGTTACTAGGTCAGAGGCTTCCGGTAGCTGCAAAGAATCCTCTCGCTCAACCACCGCGTTGATCTTCCTCGACCGACCGTTTCGCTTGTAGTAAACGATCGATTCGGCGAAGTCTTGCGGGTTGGCGAATACCTTCTTGGCATCCTCGATGATGGTATCGTGAAGGCTCATCGATTAGGATCGCTTGCAAGTCACCTTGACGTAATCGACAACAACCGAATCGACGTTCGCGTTAGCTGCCTTTTGCAACTGAACAATCGGCTGCAATCCGAGGCTATAACCGCTCATGTCGAAGGTCGTGGTCGAACCGACTCGCTGGCCGTCGATGTAAAATTTCACATCGCTCTTGCCGCCAGTGAAGTCGATAACAAACTCTTTGTAGGTCGTCCCAAGCACTACGCCGCTGGAGATGTCATCGTTGTCGCGCACTCCGTCATCGGTCTCAAGGTAGACAAGCGTTGTGCTGCTTGCGCCCTCCATGCGAAACCAAGCGTTGGCCGCAACGCTGTTGGCCGTGTCATCGCGAGCCGATCCAAGCCCGAAGCAGAGGATCGATCCGCTGGTAAAGGTAGCTGCCCCGATCTTTACCCGCATCTCAAGACGCTGAATCAGGTCGATATCAAAGTCCAATGCATCGTTGAAATGCAAACAAACGTTTTCGATTTCACTGGTGGATGCAAGCGTCAAGGTCGCTTCGCTAGTCCCTTTGGAGTAGGTTGGAGCCCCAGCGGAAGAGGTGTCATCAACAAGCCAAGCGGTTGCCGGGTCTGCCGAAGTTGGAAACGTTGCTACTGCCCCGTTGAAATCGTCGTAAAAAGTCTGAAAGTCGCGCATGTCGCCCATGTTCTTATATTCCTATTTTGTGAATGTTGTTGCCGTCCCAAAAAGCCCCCAAGCAATCGCCCAGGGGCTATAAATCAATCGACACTACGCACGGTTTGCGAAGATTCCGCGATGCTCGATAACCGCCGCTGCGAACGATTGACGAACCGTGTAGATGTACGAATCGTTTCGGATGTTGTAATCGCTTTCGAGCACTGGCGATTCCTCACCACTCAAGAAGCTGATTTCAACCGTATCAATCAGGCTGTTGTCTGCGATTGCATACCAGTTGGTCGAGCTGTTGGCGTCCAAGTATGGACTTGCAACAACCCGCAACTGCCGAGCACCGCCGCGACCGTAAAGGTTCGAGACGCCGCTATTCTTCTCGCTCTCGACCGATGCCGTCGAATTGACAAGCTCCAAGGCTGTCCCTGCGTAGGCCAAAGGCACCAAGAGGATCGACGGGGTAAGCCCGAGGAAAACGTCGCTAGACAATCCCTTTTGCTTGCCCATTACCTCAAAGGCTTTGTCGAGGGTCGCTTTGGCCGGAGCCCCAGCACCGCCCGAAAGGTTAGTTCCGGATGCGTGCGATGCCGAGAAAAGAGCCACGCCGTCGGGCATCAACGGATTCGACAGGAAAACATCGTAGATCGCCTTTTCTTGCGTCCTACGAGCCGCCGAGCCGTGCATCGCTGGAATGCGAGACAAGGCATCAAGGTCATCGTTGATAACCGTTTCCCAAGTGACGGTAAATTCCTTGCCGTACTTCTCGATCTTGTACGACTTGCGTTGATCGACAACCTTGCCCTCTGGGTAGTCTTTGCCCTCGGGGACCACTTCAAGGTTCGGCGATTCGCCAAGGCTGATTCGGTTGATGTTTTTGAAGTCATCAACCGACTGGGCTTGCCTTACCCATTGGTCCCAAGTGTATGGGGCCTCGACGTAAGACGCTGTAAGGGTCTTGCTGGCCGCATCCAAGAGCAGGCTCGAAAACGATCCGCTCGTGTGGTAAACGTCGCTCGATCGACGGATATTGAATCGATCCATCGTCCCTTGGTGGCCCATCGCGATGCGAACAACGTCGCCCTTGTTGTGTCGCTCTGGATTGACGCCCATTCGCCTTACGCAAGCTTCGGCAAGCCGATAGAGCCCGAGGTTGCGGAAGTGTTCCGCGCCTTGAACGTCAGGGGCCTTTTGAGTCTTGATCTGGCCTTGGTAGCATCGCTGAACCAAGCCCGCCGAAGCCTGAGCCATGAACTTATCATGCTCGCTTTCGGTCACGCTGAAACTGGAGCCCTCGACGGCCCCGCCTAGTGGTTGAGAAGCCATCTTTCGGATAATCCTTTCTTGAGCGTCCTGAACGGTCACATTTGGATCGTCGATCAAGGCGTCTGCAAAGCTACGCTCAAGCCTTGCAAGCGTACAGTGGGCAACGATAGTTTTGCGTCGGTCGTCGGCTGCCTTGAGTTGCCTTGCAACTTCGGCTTCGACTTTCTTTTCGGTGTCTTCGGTTGGCTCGACATGTTCGGCCCGCATAGTTTCTTCGGGCTCTTTGTCCGCGCCTGCCATCGATTCGACTTTGCCCATTGGAGCATCGTCAGAACCGGATTGGCCTGCTGCCTTGCCTGCGAGAAAAACAATGATCTGAGTAGGATCGGTCATGCCTTCTGGCAACCCGAGCCCCTTGAGAGTTGCCAAAAGCGACTCGTCCATACGTTCAACCCTTTCATGGTCATAAGACCTGCGAACAGTAGAATTCGGATCTGCGCCCGTTGCACAAATCGAAGCGTTATGAGGTTCCCATGCGGTTACAATTTCCGCTGGTCCCTCAATCACCTTGCCTTGTCGGGTGGTGTACGTTTGGCCCTCTCGAACGAATTGACGCTCGAGAATCTGTGCATCAATCGAGAAGTCATTTAGGTGGCCTTCGGTGTATCTTGTCGCGACAATCTGCGAGTCTGCATCGCTTGCAAAATCAGGCAGGCCAAGTAGCTCATCGCCCTCGATAACGATGTTGCGAATCGAGCCGAAGACGTTGCGTACCGTCTTATCGTTGTGTGAATCGACGATAGGCAACTGCTTTTTGTCGTTGCGGAATCGAACGCCATCCATCAACAATACTTGCTTGATCCAACCGCGTTCTTTATCGTAGATGTCAATCGGCGTTTCGGTCGCAATCACCGCTCGACCATCTTTCACGGCCCCAAATTGCCGAACGATCGAACCGCCCTCGATAGGCTTGGGTCGCCTTGCATCTAGTTCCTTGCGTCTTGCCTCAAGGCCTCTTTTCTTGAATCGCTCTCGGTCTTGCTTGTTCATGCCGTCACCTCAGCGGGTAGCGTGTCCACTGATCCGTCTTTTGCGTCGTCGATCAAGGCCTGTACGCTCGATTCGCTCATGCCGACCGATGATAGGAACACCCTAGCCGCCGCTTCGCTGATGGCCCCGCTGGAAAGCTCGTCGAGGGTCTTGGCAATGGCTTTGCGGTTGCGGTTGAATTGGAGCGTTGAAAGCCCCATCATTTCGCCGCTGCCGGTCGCTGGTTGTGTTTCTGCCGCCCCTTGGGTCTGCGCCGCTGAAATGGCTAGCTGTTGCTGTTCTGGGGTCTGCAAACCAAGCTTGGCAAGCAATCGGTTTTCCTTGGCCCGTTGGTAGAAGACCGTGCGGAAGTTGAGCCCCTGAGCCCCAAGCACTTCGCTGTAGGTCGCCGTGAATGAATTGATGCCCGATTCGCTGGTTTGCTGCTCGACGCCTGGATCGACCCATTCCCATTTAGGGGTCTGCCATTCGACGGGGGTGAATCGCCTACGATCGCTCAGCAGGTCGCTAGGCCCTGGGAAACCGTCGAGGTTGGTTCGGCTTGCTGCATCGCAAAAGCGATCCCAGACGGGCTGTAGCAAGTGCCGAATGATGTATTTTTGAATGATGCGAAACCGCCTTCGGTCTTCGAGTTGGCTGGTCCGGCTTGAGCTGTAGGTGGTTTGCGAATAGTCCCGAGCTACAACCTCGTAGGATAGCCCAGTGCCTACTGCGATCCCTCGAAGAATTACCTTGGTCCATTCGCCCGCCGAAGTGTTTGGCCGCGTTGGGTTGATGATGTCAACCGATTCGCCTGGCTTCAAATCAAAAACCAAGCCCGGCTCTAGGTATCGCTCCCTGTTGCCGTCCTTGTCGGTCCCGCTGCCAGTTCTTGGGTTGCTCAAGTCGCCCATTGGCGTTTCGGTCTTGATTGCCGCGGTAAAACAGGATGCGATAGCCGAGGCTTGTAGCTCGTTGTCGAGGTACGTTCCAAGGTCGCGAATCGACGCCAACGCTGGAGCGAACCAAGTAACGCCCCGCGTCTGTCCGACTCGATCTTGGCGGAATAGGTGGATGATTTCCCGGGCTGGGATTTCCTTTGGCGTTCGGCTTACTGCGTAAGGCTGTAGCGGATGGTCGTCATAAATCATATAGGCAAGGGGCTTGCCCGATTCATCGACTTTGATGCCGCGAATAACCCGCGTGCCATCGCCGCGATCGATGCCCATCGTGTAGGTATCGCGATCGGTCGCTAGCCTGTCGGCTTCGATGATTTCAAGGGCCATCGGAATCGGTCGAGAAATTCCACGGTATTCCGTTGATGGTAGATTGACGATGCGGATAAGCACTTCGCCCGCTTCGACCATTTCACGCAATGCAATGATCTGGATTTCTTCAAGAGTCAAACGCCCGTTGATATCCGCGACTTCGGACCACTCGGACCAAGCCTTATCGCGTAGGTCGTTGA